TTGGCCGACTCTGGTATTTCTACAGCGTTTGGTACGAGGATTTATGTAACTAAAGCACCAGATACACAGACCTATCCCTTTGCAATTATTCGCAAAGTGGCGCCCACGGCAAACTATATGTATGATGGGCGTTGGGGTAATGATGACCTGGTGCAGATTGATGTATATGATGATGACTTGTCCTCATGCGTCACCAATGCACAGCTTATCGAAGCGGAATTAGACGGATATGCAGGCACTATGGATAGTATTAGCAACACAGCGTCATGGATAACACAAGCGCCAACAGAGGAATGGTCACCAGATGCAAGGCATTTTAGATCGCGTATTGATGTCAATATAAAATGGATGGTGTAAATGAGTAAAAACAAAACACAAGTACCCGAACAAGAAACGCCAAAGGTGGGCAGGGATAAGCCGGAGGTTGAGATCAACGAAAAACAGCCAAGAAAGGCGGTGGTCGAGTCTCTTAAGGCCGAAAAGCCTTATAGCGTGCGAATGTGGGCCGGCAAAATTCCAGTATATGTATGCAATGCCAAAGGTTGCGGTCTGCAACGCGACGATGAGGAACGTATGATTTTACACGTTCTAGAACATTATCCACAAGAAGAAAGAGAAAAACTATTTGACCAACTAGTAAAGGAATTGAAACATGAGTAACGCATGGTGGGCTTACGGATCGAGCTTCAAGGTCGGCGATGACGGTTCAGTAGAAACCTTCACCAAAGTCGCGGAAGTGATCGACATTGACGGCCCCAGTATGAGCAAAGACGCAATTGATGTGTCAAATCAGGACAGCACAAGCGGCTGGCGAGAATTTGTACCAGGCTTCCGTGACGGCGGCGAGGTATCAATTACAGCCAATTGGATTCCCGCGCACGGAACACATGATGGCACAAGCGGTATTCTTTCAAAGTTTACCGACAATGTGCTTCATAACTTCCAAATCATTACGGCTGACGATGGTTCGTCTGGCACAATGGACATTGATTTTGCTGGAATCGTGACAGATTTTTCCCCTACGCTTCCTTTGGAAGAACAAGCACAGCTTGATTTCACTATTAAAATCAGTGGTGCCGTCACGATCGCTGCCAGCACATAATGAGTAGAAAGGTTTTAAATGGCACTCAGTAAAGAGCAAATATTACAAATCTCCGACATTAAAACGAAGGAGATTGAAGTTCCGGTGTGGAACGATACAGTTTATATCCGCCAGCTTACACGAGGTCAGCAGGATGAATATATGCAACGGCGATTCAAGTTAGCAGTAAAACAGCGCGGTCGCGAACAAGAGATCGGTGGCGATATAGACATTTTCGGTCATGATGCTTGGCTGGTTGCGCAGGGTGTCTGTAATGAGAATGGTGAGCGGCTATTTACCGATAAGGACGCCAAAGAACTTGAAAAGAAAAATGGTGAAGCCATTGGTACAATTGCCAGCGAAATTCTCAAATTTTCTGGAATGGATAAAGACGTAGAGGAGCTTGACGAGTTAAAAAACTAATTGATGACCCTGACCGGATATTTGACCACCGGTTGGGGTTGGCACTTGGGATGAGTTTGGGTCAGGTTAGGCAGTTACCTTACCAGGAAATTAGGGAGTGGCAGCTATATTATTTGCTAGAACCTTGGGGCTTCCACGATCGAGAATATCGCACAGCTGCGCTTTTGGCAAAATTACATAATATAAATATTGGCAAACGCTCACAGGCAAAAAATGAAAAAGATTTTATGCGTGATATGCCAAAAGAAGTATTGCGAGCTGTTGAAAGACATATACGAACCGAGAAGCTGCGTAGAAAATACAGCCAGTCTACCAAGGCAGAACGTATTAGAATGCTAAAACAGGCCTGGGGAACAATGGCAAAGGATGTGAAGCTTGGCAACGGCAGCAACAGTAGCGGTTAGAATAAAACTTGATACACAAGATTATGATGCCGGTATTGAATCAGTAAAAAATAAAGCGGGAAATCTATCTGGCACCTTGATGAGTGTTGGTAAAGCCATGGTTGGGGTGGGAGGTGCAGCGACTGCCGCATTTACCGTTCCAATTGTTGGAGCTATGGTTAAGGCTGGACAAGCCGCATCAGACCTAGTGGAATCTACCGGTGCCGTTGAGCGTGTATTTTTGGATAATTCAGATGTAATATTTGAGTATGGGGAAATAGCTGCTGAGGCTGCAGGACTATCTAAAAACGAATTTCAATCAATGGCGATTGTTACTGGTTCATTCCTTAAGAACTTGGGCTTTGACTTAGATGATGCGGCAACGGAAACAATTTCGCTTACTGAGCGTGCCTCAGATATGGCAGCAGTATTTAATACCGATGTGGATCAAGCGCTTGCGGCTATCCAGTCAGGATTAAAGGGTGAATTTAACCCACTAGAACAGTTTGGCGTCAAGATCAATGCGGCGGCAATCGAGGCAAAGGCGCTTGAAATGGGACTTGCCGATCTTGAGGGAAACATTGATGATAACGCCAAGGCACAGGCCACGCTTGCTCTTGTGTACGAGCAAACAGCAGATAAAGCTGGGACATTCAAAGAGGAAAGTCAAGGATTAGCAGGACAACTAAAAATTGCAAAGGCCAGATTTGGAGATGCGGCAGCCTCAATTGGCGTTCTGCTATTGCCTATATTGACAAAGGCAATTGAGTTTATCAGCGGCTTGGTAGAAAAGTTTACTAATCTAAATCCAACCATACAGAAAGTAATACTAATTGTTGGCGCTGTGGTTGCTGCTATCGGGCCATTGTTAGTTATCGTTGGAACGCTAATCGCTGGGATTGGTGCAATTATTCCTATAATAACTACTGTGGTAGGGGCCGTGGGTGGTGTATTGATACCTATAATTTTAGCTATTGTTGCTGTTGTTGGGACGCTGATTGCAATTGGTGGTGCATTATATCTCGCATGGAAAAATAATTGGGGAGGAATAAGAGATAGCCTCATAGAAATATGGGAAGGATACATTAAGCCTGCATTTCAATCGATTTGGCAGTGGCTTCAAGTTGTTATACCGGCAGCGCTTCAGATTTTATCTGATTATTGGACTAATGTATTGTTGCCTGCAATTGAATCAGTTGTTTCTTGGATTATAGAAAAGCTAGTTCCGGTTTTTGAGAGTATATTTGAGTGGTTGTCAGTCAATATTCCAATTGCTATCGAATGGTTAAAAAGTGCTTGGGAAACAGTTTTACTTCCCGCCCTTCAACTAATTTGGGATTATATAACTAACAGCTTAATACCAGCCTGGCAATTAGTTTTTGATTGGTTCATGGAAAATATACCGAAGGCAATAGAGTGGCTGTCTGATAAATGGACTAATGTATTGTTGCCTGCAATTGAATCTGTGTGGGCGTTTATTCAAAACTATCTAATGCCATTATTTAACGCAGTCGTAGGCTTTATAAGTGCCGTCTTTTCACTTGCATTAACAGTATTTGCCGGTATTTGGGAAAATATATTGTGGCCCGCAATAGAGATGGTATGGCAATTTTTAAAAAATAATATATTTCCTATCATCGAGGCGCTGGTCGATTTTTTTAATGCCGCTTTTACCCTTGCATTAACTGCCCTTGCCGGATTGTGGCAAAATGTTCTTGCTCCAGCTCTGGAAAAGGTCTGGGAATGGATTGATAATAAAATCATTCCTGTTTTTGAGAAATTGAAGAATTTTTGGGATAAAAAGTTCGGGCCAATCATTGATAAAGTTGTTGGTTGGCTAGGAGATAAACTAGAACCGGCTTTTCAAGGTATTTCTGATGTTGTCAGTTCAATCGTGGGATTTATTAATGACCTCACAACAAAATTGAAAAATATCAAGCTTCCAGCTTGGCTTACTCCTGGATCGCCAACCCCATTTGAGATTGGACTTTTGGGAATTAATGATGCCTTAAAAGAAATTAACAAAAAGGGATTACCAGATTTTAGAGATAGTTTATTTGACCTTGATTCTTTTGTGTATAAAATAGACCAACCAGTTGCAAAAAACATTGAAAATGTTAATGGAGAATTACAACATAAGGTCGAGAATCATTACCATCTAAACGCTAACTATAAATATCAATCGCCACTATCATTAATGGACGAGGTCAGATTGAGGGAGGCGGCAGGTGTTTGATTGGATTATCGACGGCACGGCCTATTCCCTGGACGACCGAACAAATTATTATATGCTTGGTCATACCGGAACTGGTATGATGCCTATACGCCGATTGGAGCAACGCGGCCCACAGCAAAACGGCATAACGGATCGAGGGTATCGGCTGGATGAACGAACTATCATTTTATCAATGGGCATTAAAGGCGGCACACAATCCGACTTCTACGCAAAGCGGTCTACTTTATTGGGTATTCTCAAGCCGCGAGATACTGCTGGAAAATTGCGCTGGACGCTGGGAAGTACCATTCGCCAGATAGAAGCTCATTACGTTGGCGATTCATTGGGCTTTGAAAATGCCAATAGAAATTTCTTGTGGCAGCAGTTTGCAGTTGCTCTGCGCT